ACAGCAAGCGTAGGCACAAGCGCGGAGATCCGCGGCATCTGGTACAAGTTTAACTTCGGTATGGAGGTAGAGCTGGGACCCAAGGACGACCTGGATGAAGTAAAGCAGCGTGCTTGGAACACTTGCTTGGACGAAGTAGAAAGCCAAATCGAGGAGGTGGCCCGCGGTTAGCGGGCTTTTCCCTATGAGCCTATTTGACCTGCTACGCGCTGATGGTAGTATTGTTGTGAACAAGAAGCTGGCCCGAGCACTGGGGCTGCCAGCTTCTATAATGTACTCAGAGTTACTGTCCAGGCATTTTTACTTTGCGGAGCGTGGGCAGCTACAAGACGGATTCTTCTTTAACACAATTGCCGATATTGAATACGCTACCACATTAAAGGATAAGCAGCAACGGGATGCCATTAAAACGTTAACGGCTGCCAAGCTGCTCGAGTGCAGACTTTTGGGGCTGCCGGCCAAACGTTACTTCCGTATGGAGCTGAACGAAGCACTGCTCGTGTCTGTGCTTAACTCCAGTTTGGCAGAATCTGCCTATCAAGATATGCCCACGCCCAGTTTGGCAGAATCGGCCGAACTGGATAGGCAGAATGAGCCAAACTTGGAAGGCAGAATCGGCCAACAAATAATACTAAGTAATAATACTAAGGTAAATAAGACTAAGGATACTACAGCTAACGCTGTAGGGGCTGCGCCCAGTAAGCAGCGCAAGCTTGTATCAGTTCCAGAAGCTACGCAGCCTAAAGCAAAACAAACGCGCAGCGAACGCAGCCTTGCCAAAGTTATAGCAGTTATAGAAAGTGGGCAGGGCTGGGATAAGCTAACCAATACTGACTTTGCCAATTACTACGTGAGCAGCCATAACAGCATATTCCTAGAGAAGCCGATTAGCTTTGATTACTACAGAGACCCGGGCCTTATGAAAGTGTTTATTCAAACGCATAATTTGCCCGCACACTTAGTGACTCGGTACTTGGACGAGCTGCTTATAGCGTACAGCAAGACGCCGGACAGGTGGCAAAACTTAACTTTCAACATGTTAGCTAAAAACAAAGTGCAGTTAGATAACATTATGCTTCGCCTACACGAGCGTTTGCAGCCTAGAGCTCAGAAGTATACTCGGGGCAGCACAGAGGCGGCGACAGGCCCGGCTGGGGCGGCACAGAGCGAAGAGTGGAGAGTGTTCTAAGTGAAGGTTACGTTTACGCTATTGGACGACAAAGAAACACGAGATAAGGTGTACGATGTTGGACCGCTGAAGCGTAGGTTTGCAATAGCGGCTGCCATACAACGTCTGCGCAACGATGCAACGCTTAACAGGTATACAGTCATTGGAGTACGCACAAGCAAGAAGGAATAATACTTTGCCGCCACCACTTAAAACTGGGGCGGCTTTTTTTATATGTCAAGTAGGAGGGATGTTATGCGTAATCGATACCCAGGCACTTGCTACTGGTGCAATAAGAAAGTTGAGCCGGGCGAGGGGCACTTCGAACGCTCCCAGATAGGCTGGCGCACAATACACGCCAAGCCCTGCGTATTTCAGCAACGTGCATTCAAAGAGCAAGCACGAAAACGATACGGAATGAAGGTGAAGTTTTGAACTGCTGGGCTGAGACGTATTGCAAGGCTTTTAACGAGGAGCGCACGAACTGCCACGAATACTGCTTTGGCTATGTGCAGCTTGAGAACCTTTATAGCGTGAGCAACATACCTAAACGCTACCAGTACTACATGCCGCTATCGCCGGACAACGATGCGGACTTCGAAACGTTTGTGCAGCTTGCCGACTTTATGGATGACGTGAAGGCAAAGGTAAAGAAGGGCCGCGGGCTGTTCCTGTACAGCGAGAAGAAGGGGAACGGCAAGACGAGCTGGGCGTGCAAGATTGCCAACGAGTACATCAAGAAGGTAGCACTAGATAACAACTTGCGCTGCCGCGTGTTCTACATTAACGTACCGGACTTTATCCAGCTACTCAAGGACAACATGAGCAACCCAAGCGAGCACATGCAAGCCATGATATATAACATCCGTAACGCCGACTTAGTGATATGGGATGACATAGGAACTGAGACGCCAACTACCTGGGTAAGGCAGACGCTGTACACGTACATAAACCACAGGTACAGCAACATGCTCTCGCAAATATTTACCAGCAACATCATGCCGGAAACCTTATGTGACGAGCAGTACATGGGAGAGCGTATTGTAGACCGGATCGCTGGCTGCTGCGATATGCACGAATTTACAGGCCAGAGCAGGAGGTATTAGCCGGTGATAGAGCTACAGATAATCAACAAGATACTTAAAACCAAATCCATCTCCATTGTGCGCAAGTACAACCTCACCGCGAAGCACTTCATTAGCTACGGCCCAGAGTTTGAGTTTTTAATGCGCCATTACGATAAGTACAATCTGGTGCCGGACATTGAAACGTTCTTAGCTGAGTTCGATGGCTTCGACGTGCTGGACGTGAACGAGGCGGACACCTACTTAGCTGAAACGCTATTCGAGGAGTACACATACGCACAGGCTGTGCCGGTCGTACACAAAATAGCGGACCTGCTGCAAACAGATGCTAATCAAGCCGTAAGCTTCCTGCGGCAGCAAAGCGATTACCTGTACAAGCTATCCACAGCATTCAAGCAAGGGTACAACATCGTCAAGAACAGTGCCGACCGTAAAGCCGAGTTCAAGTTTAGATTGGATGCCGAAGGGCTGCTTGGCATAAGCACCGGCGTGGATCAGCTGGATACAATCCTGCACGGCTTCCTGAAGGAAGACTTTATTGTCGTGCTGGGACGGACTAACGAAGGTAAAACGTGGGTGGTGCTATTCTTCTTAGTAGCTGCTTGGCAAGCCGGTGTATCCATCCTGCTGTACAGCGGTGAGATGAGCAAGGAGATGGTAGGCTTTCGCTTCGACTCCCTGCATGGATGCTTTAGTAACTTGGCGCTTATGAGCGGCAGCAATCAGCTCGGCAGCCTGGAGCAGCCAAAGAGCGCAGACGACTACTTCGACTACCTCACCGACCTTTCCAACAACGAAACACCATTCATTGTAGTAACGCCGCAAGACATTGGCGGACGCTTAACAGTACCAATGCTGCACGCACTAATTGAAATGTATAACCCTGGCTTTGTAGGGATTGACCAAATCTCCCTTATGGACGATGCGCGCAGCCGCGAAGGCACGCAGGAGCGTATCCGGCTTACTAACATTGCCGAGGACTTGTACCTTGCAACTGAGAAGTACAAGATCCCAATCATAGCGCCTGTACAAGCCAGCAAGGTGTCCGAAAAGGAAAACAAGGACGAGCAGGGCAACGTCGACGCGCCGAAGCTGGAACACGCATTTGGTGCTGACGGTATTGTGCAGAATGCTACGCGCGTCATAGCTATCAAGAAGCAGGGCAAGACAATGAAGATGGTACTTCGTAAGAACCGATACGGGCTGCGTGACGGGGAAGTGCTTGTGTTGTGGGATATCGATAAAGGTGTTGTGCAGCCGATGCTATCTGTGCAAAAGAACGAGCAGGGCGCAGTAACAGGGACGAAGCGTGCACCGGCTGCCAAAGGGGTTGACTTGTTTTGATTGAGGTATGGGGAACCCCAGTTATTGCAGCAGTAGAAGACATAGTCGACACGCTGCGAATGGAAGTACGGGCACAGGGCATTGACTTGCTTAAGGATATGAAGGTATCCGGAAGGGACGTTATGCTGACGTGCCCGTTCCATGCTAATGGTACAGAGCGTAAGCCGTCACTTGGTGTAACCATGTACGATATTACAAGGGACGGCAAGCTGCACAAGGCTGGTACTGCACACTGCTTCACATGCGGCTATGCAGCCGACCTGCCGGGCTTTGTATCTGAGGTACTTGGGTATAACGATGCAGGTATGTACGGCTTTAAGTGGATCACTCAAAACTTCGTTAACCTTAGCATCGAACGCCGGCAGCCGCTCAAGCTGGACATGAGCAGGGGCAAGAAGCAAAGCACTGTACAAGAGAGCCGGGACGTGAGCGAGGAAGAGCTGGACAGCTACAGGTACTTTCATCCTTACATGTTTGAGCGCAAGCTTACCAAAGAGGTTATCGACTACTTCGACATTGGGTACGACGAAGAGCACAATGCGCTAACGTTCCCCATACACGATCACCAAACTGGCAAAGTAATGCTCATACAAAGACGTACCGTAGTAGGCAAGGGCTTCATAAACGATACAAGCGTATCAAAGGGGCTTTTCATTTACGGGCTGTACCAAGTGTACCGAAACCTGGATTGGATACAGCGAGTGTTCCTATGCGAGTCGCCAATAGATGCGCTTACATGCTGGACACATGGGGAAGCTGCCGTAGCCACAATGGGAGCAGCCGTTACAGCCGCCCAGCTTCGCCTACTACGCGATGTCCCTGTTAGAAGCTTTGTAGATGCACTGGACAACGACAAGGCGGGCAGGGAGGCAGCTAAGCGCATACGCGCTGCTATTAAGACGAAGCTGCTGTACAGAGCGTGGCTGCCAGACGACTGTAAGGACATAAACGAACTAAGTTCTACACAGTTCCACAGCTTGCGCATCGAACTCTAGCAATTTTCTACATTTAACAACATTTAACACTATAATATTTGCGGGCAATATGTTACACTACTATTTGTACGTAATATTTTTGCAAATAGAGTCGTAGAGTCCTTGACTCGTACGGATACATAGAGCCCACGACATGTTGCCTTGCGCACAGTCTACCAGAGCGAACCCACCTACTATGCGCGAAGTGCACCAAGTAGTGGGCTTTCCTCTGCCTTAAATTATGTATTGGTACGTGGAAAAAGGGCTTCCTTTCCTATTGGCAAAATTACAGTACCAATATAAGGACAACCCAATGGAGGCTATAAAACTCATGGAAAACACACTCAAAAACTTCAGAAACATTGCAGCACTGTACGATGGACCGAAGGACTTGATAGACGCAGCTTGTGACTATCAGCACACAGAGGACCCAACAATTTTGGCGTATGTATTTGTGCGGCTGTACCCGTTCACGCGAACACTGGTATCAAACTTCTTTAACCTGACAGAAGAGGATCAGGCGCACTGCGCGGTAACGGAACTACATAATGCGATGATGGACTATAGTCCGATGGGTGGGGCAACGCTGCAAACATTTTATCGTCGGTATTTGAATCGTCGTCTTTATGCGGAAACAAATCTATTAAACTGTGACGTTCGAAAAGCTAACTATGTAAGTGAATCATATGAAACGATTATAACGCCTGTGCCTGACGATGGCAACCTACTGTCTGATACTTCTAACAAAAAAATATCTAACATGACATGTCACGAGGACGCATACGGGGAAATCGAGTTGCTCCATACGCTTAAATCTACTGACTCCCTTTCTGCTAACGAGCTGCGCTACTGCGAGATTATTGTACAAGACGGAGCGCTAACCGACAGTGAAGTATCAC